TGTCCTCGATTGCGTTTGTTTGAAATTGTTGTGCTGTCTTAAAACATTCAGAATACCAACCATTCACGACTTCCAATGGATATTGATTTAGATTGGTTTTTTGGTTCGTATAAAATTCAAGCACATCCATTTTGTTCATCCACAATTCTCTAGTAACAGCAGAACCATAAATGGAAACGCCGCCTCTTGCAGATAGGTTCATCGAATGCCTACCGATGCGGTCTGGGTGGTTCTCTATGCTGAATAGCCTTTTTGTCTTAATGCATTGAGTGGAGCCATCCCCAGTTCCACCGCCAATCTCCAGGCCAACATCTAGTCCCTCACTATACTTGGCAAGGGCTTTGCCAAATGAATCATGAATGGTTACTTCTTGCATTTTGCCATCCCTGCTAATGCTTTTTTGATTGCATATTCAATCACAGCTTCTGGGTCGTGCTTTAAGGCAAGCATCCCAGCCTCATACAATTCCCTCCCTGCCTTCTCATCATAAGTAATATCGACTAGCACATACTTGGTGGGGTCGATGCAAGACTCCCCAAATTTAATTACACCAAGCCCCTTCGCATCCTCTCCCTTTTTTGATTTCCTACATCCAATTATTTGCTTTGCGTTTTTCATATATTGCTTTTCCTTTCTCATAAAATTCTGGCTTGTTGTGGTGAACAAGTTGCTGATCTGCTTCTTTCCCAGTGTGGATTGGGTTCTCATGGACAAATTTCAAATCCCTTGCCTCAATAACAACTTGGTCGGCATAGGCTTTTTCTGTGAATTCGTTATCGGAATATAGTCCATCGGATTCCTGGTAGTCTGGATGGAATAGCCAGCCACCTTGGGTTTCAAGCCTCTTTTTGTTTAGAATGGCCATGCAGAGTAGGTTGTCTGACCTGTAGCCATCTGATACTGCCAAGACTTGATCGGTGGTTTTAGAGCCAATTAAAGAGCAAACAGAGGCATCCCAGTGCCTTGGTGGAGCCCAATCATCGGACATCTGCACAATGATGTCTGAATTGGCTAGTTTTGCCCCTTGGTTCCAGGCATTGATAATGCCACCAGGATTGCATCTAATAGCCTGGTGTGGAGTGTAATCAGTGGGGTCATCATGATCTACCATGAAAAGCCACTCCACCTCCAGGGGCTTCTCAGCCAATGAAAGCCATTGAAACCTCCTTTGCCAGGCAACCTGTGGCCTCCCCTTTGTTGCATGAACCATTGTGATTCTGGGGGTTGGCTTTAACTTTTTCATCTTGGCAACTTCATCAGACTTCCCAACACAAGCTGAGGCAGTCTCGTATAAGTCCATTGATTGCCAGCCATAGATTGCCTCAACTTGGTTCCAGTAGTGTGAGGATGGTCTGGGTAGGCTCATGGCCGCCCTGGCTGAACCCCATGCCTTAATCCATTGACCTCTTCCAGCATATTCCAATGCTGTCCAGTAGTGTGCCTCTCTCCTGTCTGGCTGAAGCGTAATAGCTTCTCCAAGGTATTTCAGCTTGTTCTCTGGCTTTGCACATCTTCCCATATTGCAAAGAACATCATATCTTAATGTGTCCTCAAGGTCTTTGAACATTAAGGCCATTTCACCAAACTCCAGGCACTTCTCCCAGTTCATGGAAAGGAAATGCTCTTGCTGGGTGTAGTATAAAGAGTTGGGAGCTGGCTCCAGAGTGTCTTTTAGGATTGCCAGGTTCCTGTCTGCTGATGCTTTTTTATATCCATGTGGCTTGTGAATCCTAACCACTTTATCTACCCCAAAAAGTTTATCTGGCTCATTGGCAACTAAAGCCTCATGAACCCTGTTCTTCCATTTGCATTTGCCTTTTCTGCTGGCCATTTCTCTTAATGGTATAAGACCAGCATTCTGAACATCGTATCTGAATGCAACTAAATCTGCCCCTCTTTTGTTTGCCTCTTCAATGGCATTATCTACCAGCACTTCTGCCCCTGGTTGCATCATATCATCAGCATCTACCCACAAAGCCCATTCATTTTTGCAAGCCTCTAGGGCTGTATTTCTGGCAGAGGCAAAATCATCTACATGATTCCAGCCACTATTTTTATTTTTATAATGAACAATTCTAGCGCCGTGAGCCAATGCAATCTCTTCTGTTTTGTCTTCCTCAAGGCTCCCCCTAGATATGCAAACAATAAACTCTTCTGCCATTGGCTTAAACGACTCCAAGCACCTGGCAATATAGGCTTCTTCATTTCCAGCGATGAGATAGACTGAAAGAGGATGTTTCATCTGAATAGGATTTCTGACTGCAATAAGGATGTCAATTAAATGTGCCTAGTTATTCTTTAATAAATTGCATACTTGGTGTTTAGATACGACTGAACTTGATTGATCTCTGTTCCATTTAATGCTCTGTTATAAATAATAATTTCAGCGATATTGACGTATGCGTATTCATTTCCCCCAGTATCGCGTCTCGCTATTAGTCCTTGATTAACCGCTGAAAGGCTGATTTGTCCTCCAGTTCCAAAAGAGCCATTGATGCCCATAGTTGAATTATCTGAACCTACTGGAAAATGTTGAATTGTAACGATGTGATAATTAGCGACTGATGTTGAGGTTGGGGCGGCTATCTGACCAGGGGTATAATAATAAGTATTGTTAGTTTCAGCCTCTCTAAAAACATACCCCTGATCCCAGCTCCCGCTAAATCCAAGAGCAATAAATCCCTCTTGCTGTCTATTTACATCATTATATTTCCCAACAATAAATATAGTGCGAGGCGTGCCACTAGATAGGTTTATTGGGAATGAGGCATAAGATGTTGAGCCATTAAATGAAATAACTGGCTTGCTATTTAATGCATTTGCAATAAATGTTAAATTATCATCTGGGACTACGTCATTTCCATTTCCACTCTGATCAAACCATTCAGTTACATCAGACCCACTTAATGTTACGCCGGCATCAGCCTTAACCCAGAACGCAAGGCTTGAGGTTGGAATCGGACTAGATTGCCCGCTACTACCAGCTATTGTGCAAGAGCGAATTTTTAAGCCAGAATAAATGTTCACGATTATTTTTAAGCGGCGGTGATGGTGATGGCGGGAGACCAGCCAGTTGTTGGGATAGTCGATGCGTTTGTGGACGAGTTGGTTGCTATCGTTTGTGGATTCCAAGCATCGTTTTCACTGTCATAAGATATGTAAATAAAAGCCCAAGAACTATATGGAGTTCCTAATTGAGGAGTTCCCTCTCCTCCAGAATCTTTGATTACAGAATTTGGAGCAAATAAAATTCGACCTTCGCTAATAAAATACGAATCTGGTTTTCTATATACATATCCAGTAAGAATCCAGTCGGAAAGCGGATTAGCACCTGTCCCAATTCTTGCGTATGTTCCATTGCTAAAAGCATCAGAATTCCCAATGACTATACTTGCCGTGCCTGCAACATTTGGAAAGCCATCTCCTCCGCCGCCAGAACTAGGAACAACCGCCGTTCTGCTACCGCTTACGGATATTTCGTAGCCGTACCGAGCCATACTAATCTCCGATTGCTAGGACTACGCCAGAGTGAAGGGTGAATGCTGTGCAGGTTCCAGCAAGATAAACACCAGGTTGAATGGTTACTGCATTACCAGCAGTAGAATTTGCAATGCTAGAAAAGCCAGTTACAGCAGAGGAGATGCTGGAGAACTTGGCTTCTGAGACAACATAAATACCAGCAAAACCACTAGAGAAGCTAATTGCTGTTCCAGTTGTGGTTACATATCGAGTTCCTGGTCTGGCGGCGTGGGAAACTTGATCATAATAAGATTCAGAAGTTGTTAAATTTGCCATGATTCAACTATCCTTATGTCAAAAAAGTAGGGGCTGGAAGGTTTTATCCCTCCAGCCCCCACAAGGAACACACCAACAGCAGTCTTTAGGCGAAGCTTGTGGTGATGCGGACGGCCGCGTTAGCATCAATCAGTTTCTCACTGGTGTTCATGCGAACACGGAGAACGTTGGAGCGACGGGCTTCATCACGATAGCTTTCAGAAACAAAACCACCAGGGGCATCAGCCGACCACACCAGGGTACGACCAATTCCACCAGCAGTGAACTGACCACTCTGCACATTGGCAACAATGATCTGCGTATTGGGAACAATGAACCCACCAGAGTAGGTCTTGTTCTTGTTGGCAGAGTTAATTGCGGCCCGACCAACCAAAACCCGCTCAACCCCAAGGGCGGCGGCGATTTCAGCTTCAGCCAGGAGACGGCCCTTGGTGTCAGAAACAACACCAAAGAACTGGTTCTGGAGTTTGGTTGTGCGGCGGATACGCTCAAACACAGGGGCAGACATGATGATTGTGTTGGCTTCGTAACCAAGTTTGTTCAACTCAGTACGGGCTCCAGCAACGTCACCAGCCACATCAATGTTGGAAAGATTCGCATTGGTGTAGGCAGAGATTGCACTCTGGTCAGCAGTTGTGAATGGGGTTGTCCCAGCAAACAGAATGTCGCTTACACGCTTCTCATGGCCAAGCTTGATTTGGCGGAGGAGGAAGCGGGCAGACGATGCTTCGAGATCAAAAAACCTGTCAGCATCTGCGCGAAAACCATCATCGATTAGCTCCTCGAGGCCATACTCGATCGTGTCGTAGGTGTCAGTCCCAAACGCACGAACAGCACGGGCGTAGTCAGAAGAGGCTACACGGGGTTTAGAATCATTGTTCAACAGGTCAGCTTGTGCAAGCTGAACTTTGAGATATTGGCCGCTCTTGGCAGAGACAGGAAGCAAAGGAAGAACCTCTGCTCCAATCAAGCCAGTTTCAGCATTAGGAGCCTCGATCAACGCCTGGTTGATATCGGCCCTTATGGTTGTGCCACCAGAAATAAAACTCATTGTATTATTATTCTTTCTTGGTTATGGGTTAATACATTGGCACTGCAATTTCAATTACAGCAGAAGTCGCGGTGGCGGCTTCCAATGCAATTCCAGCAGTAGCAAGGTTTGCCGCAAGGGTCGTGACTTGACCAAGGGCATCGAATTTCACAACATCACCCACAGCGGCTACGCCACTGACGGTTGCGAAGAACGTAGGATGAAAGAGCTTGACGGTCACATAACCGCCAGCCGCTACATCCTCAAGGGTTGAACCAATGGCTTTAGTTGCACCAGTAACAGCCACATCAACGCCACCAGCAGTGACGGTAGAAGGCTGAACCATGCGATAAGCAGAGATAGCGGACGATGTTGAGAAAGTCCGATACCCATTATCAATTTGAGTACTCATTTTCTATTTATCCTTTTGTTAGATGTTCTTAATGCCACGGCTAAGAGCCTCAGCATATTCTTTGGGGTTTGAAAGCATGACGGCCTTCATGGCCTTCAGCTTCGAAGTCTTATACTCTGCATGAGCAGAAACAAGTGCTTCAAAGTTCTTGGGCTCCTCTTTCTTTTCAAGAGCAACCTCAACAGCGGGTGACGCAGGAATGGGCTTGATGCCAAACTGGGTCAGAACTTTTTTAACAACTTCTGACATCTCAGATTCATCTTCCTTTTCCTCTTCGTCTTCTTTTTCAACAACAATAGTGGGGGCTTCTTGAGCCTGGACAACTTCCTCTTTCTTGGTGTCGTCCTTAACTACTTCGTCTTTTTTCATTTCATCCTTGGGCTTCATAGAATCCTCAAGGGCGGATAGGCGAACTTTAATTTCATCCATATCCTTTTTATAATCATAACCTTCTTTATTTTCCATTGCTTCTCCTTGTTTTGTCAAACCATCACCTTCAACAACTGCATTGGGCAGGTCAACGGGGATTGGCTTTCCTCCGGCCACATAGCCGAATTTTTGCATAAATTTTACAACCTCTTCAAAAAGTCCATTGGTTGCCGCTGGGCTAGAAACCAGGTCAGCAGAGGCAATGCTTTGGGGTCTGATATAGTCCTTGCCATTGATTGACTCACTCTCATTCACAAATGCTAGGGAGATTCCAAACTGGTCTGGAGCCTCATCTGCCATCTCTTTAATCAATCCATAGTGCTGGCTGTTCTTCAAAAGCTTTAGGTCTGCAACCAGCTTATTGCCCTCAATCCTGGCATTCCTTGCAAAGCCGACGACTGCGTCCAATCCGCTACCATGGTTCATCTTAACCTTCACTCCATTGGGAGCCTGTTTCATGATGTCCATTGCCTTCTCCAGGCTGAGTTTGTCCACAAACAAGTCATGCCCCTTGGCCTCACCAATCTCAAGAATGCTTACCCCACCAAAATCATTTGCCTCCATTTCCTCTTCCCCACATTCCATCTCTTCCTCATCCCTGTAGGTATTGTAAGCCACAGCCGCCCTTTGGGTCTCATCTGGGAATTTTGCTACAGCTTCTTCATCTCCCATGAATCGAGAAACAAAGTCCTGTTCGGACTCATCACCACTAGGTAAAGGCAGGGGCATAAAAGCCCAGGTTATGTCAAAGCAGGTCGCCGTCAGCCTGGCGGTAGGATTCTTTCACCTTACCACCACCTGCCATGAGCAGAAACTTATTTACCCTGGCTAATGCCCAGGCATTCCTAGAGTTTGGCTTACCACCACCAATGGTTGGCCTAAAGCTTGTTGAGTAGGCTCCAGCACCCCTTCTGAATACCTTCTTTAGGGCTCCCAAGGATGGGGCTTTCTTGCCAGGGTTCTTGTCTTTCCATTCCTTCAGCTTGTTCTTGATTGATTCCTCTGCACCCTCTCCAATCTCAATCTTTCCACCTGTGCTTTTTGTGGCCGCTGAACCTGGTTTGTTCTGCTCAGAACCCTTAATTCTTTCCTTTGGTGGGGCTGGGGTTTGGCTTACTGGTCGGGCTAGTTGTTTAGAGCTTGGTTCCAAGTCTTTTTTAATCCAATCCATCATTTCTTGCTCTGTATTTGGGAAGGCGTCCTCCCCGTCAAGAAAGTCTGCTTCTTTATTTTTTACGTCTGTATTCATATTCTACGCCTGTTTTTAACTTGATTAACTCCATGCTTTTATTTGGCCAATTATCCCTATATTGATTGAATGTAATTTTGTTGTCAATATATAATTTGCTATATATTTTCTTGGCCTCCCTGTATGAGTCAGCAACTTGAGCATTAAATTTTGCCTTATCTTTTGGCCAACCATCTTTAGGTCTTTTGATTGTAAATGTTTTTGTAGCTCCAACTGCTCTGAATTCTGCCATATCCTGATTTGCCGCAAACTGATAATCTTGTCGGCTAAAGCCGCTGTCGTTGGGGTGATTGTGTGTTAAAATGGCATCTTTCCCCCTTATTTTACTTAAATCATTTGTATCAAAAGAAACCCTTGATGCTGTACCATTTTTAATCAAGAGTATATTCCCATTCATGTCAGTTACTAGGGCTCTTTCTCTCCTTAATGGTCTGGCAATATCTTCAAAATCTTGAATTTGTTGAAGTCTGTGAGGCTGATATTTCAATGGCTCCCTGTTTTCTAGTGGTTCTGATAACAATTTTTGCCTAATTCTCTCTCTTTCAGTAAGGTCTTTTTGATTTGTAATGTCCCAATTTTTATATTTTGGAAATTCTTTTTCTTTGTTTAATGTTGGAATTTCTTTTGATGGAGAAGTTGTGGCGGGTGGTTTGGGTGGAAGTGGTGGCTTTTGCTGTGGCTTTGGTGCTTGTTTTGGAATTTTCCCTCCAGGTCTTTTGGGTGTGTATCCACCAACTAGCTTTGGCCTTCCATACCCAGATGAACAGCTATTTTCATCGTCAAAAGTTCCATCGTCCTTCATGCCACATGGGTTTAATTCTCCCACAGAACTAGCCAAGGCTGTTTCCTCTTGGGATTCTGACAGGTTCTTGTCTCTTGACTCCATCTGGCCAACCACTTTCTTTGCCCAAGAATAGCCAGCATCACCACCCCACCCATTCCAGGCTTGCCAGCCCTTACCCTGCTCATCCCAGGTTTCACCCTTCTTATCAACTTCATGGCGATCAAAGAATGCTTTCATTCTGCGAACGGTGTCTGGAGAAAATTTAACCCCATTGATCAAATCCCTAGCCCTGGCAATGCCCACAGGCGTCATTCCCTTTTGGCTGGCTGGCTTCCCTTCCCTTACATCTAAAGCCCTCTTGGCTGACTCCCTGGCTCCTTCTGGAGGGGTAAAATCAATCCCATCATACTTGCCCAACTCAATGCCACCCATCATTCCAGCAATCAGCATTTTCCATTCATGCTGGCTGAGATTCTGAAGTTCTTCTAAATTACTTTTTTTTTGAGAAAGCCCTGTAGGAGCAACTGGGGCTTTTGGTGTCTCTGGAACTGGAGCCCCACCCTGGCCTTCATCCTGTTGTCCATCCTGGGCGGCTTGCTTTTCTTTTTCTGTGGTTGGAATGATTTTTCCAGACTGCACACCAGCAACAATGCCAATGGCCTGTTCCCTTGAAATGGTTGGGAAGGCGGCTGTGATAACTGAAACAGCACCCTCCTTGGACAATGCACCTGCCGCCACTGCATTGATAACATTGATGAGAGAAGCAACCTGGGCTCCATTGAGGCTTTGCCCAATAACATCCTCCTGGCCTTCCACTTGTTTGCCATCTTTGGTTGTTTGTCCTGGTTGAGCCTGTTGTGCTGGCTGGCCTGTGGGCAAAAGAATTTCAGAAACTGCCTGGGCTGGAACTCCATATTCCTTTGCCAGGTCTTGAATCATTTTAGTCTCAATGGCTCTTGCCCTAAAGGCCGCCTCAACATCCAGCCCCTTCTCTGCATAGATTGAACTTGCTGTAGTCAGTCCGGCCTTAAACTCTGCAATGTTTGCCATAGATTCCCGTCCCAAGTCGATAGAAACATTGGCTCCAAAATTGAAAATGCCCTTGGTTGTTTTGGCTCCATTGCCACTGATCATTCCCCTGGCTACACCATCAGCAATAACAATGTTCTTGATTGGATTGAGAACCTTATCATTAAGTAGCTTCTGGTATCTGTTGAAAGTTCTTCCAGCCTGTTGCATTTCAAGCCTAGCTGTGGGGCCGGACATGGCAGATGGGTCGACAGCAAAGGAGTAGGGGATTCCAAGCCCCATGCAGATATTTCTTAATAAGATTTTATGAAACTCTGCAAAGGCTCCACTGGGTCTGCTGGGGCCGTCTGGGAAAATAATGTCCTCTCCTGGCTCAAGATAGCTAACCTTGCCAGATTCCATTGATTCCAACTTGATTTGTTGATTATCAAAATTTTCCTCTGTGGTTAAGGCGCTAAGGTCAGAGGCGTTGTTGTTTGACCTCTTCACAACTGCACTCTGGGAACTGGCAACTTTTGCGGCCAGCTTTTCAAAATTCACAATATCATAAATATCAGTGGCATCATTGATGGCAGTGTGGAAAGCAGACACGCCCCTGTATTGGTCAATCCTAAGTGGGTCGAAATAGTGGAATGCCTGGCTGGCTGAAATTGTTACTTGGTATGAATAGAAATCCCCAATGCTACGATTATAAATATCATAAGCAGTGGGAGCCCCAGTGTCCCTATCAATATGAATGCCACCAATGAGCTCCAGGCTTGTATAAGTTTTGTATGGGTCACCGAGTCTATCAGATTCAATACCCTGGAGTTTTAAGTCTCCATTCTTATCTCTGACCAATACAAAAAGGAAATCGCCATCACGGAGCATGGACATGGTTGCAACCTGCATGAGGGTTGAGCCCGTGTGCCTGGTTGATAGGTCACAATTATTAAACCATTCATTCCAATATGCTTCAATTTCTGTGTTTGCCTTGGGGTTGTCTGTCCTGGCTTGGTAGGTCAAGTTTGATGCAACATGGCTTGCAAACTTCATCAAGATGGAGCGAACCAAGCCATTGTTTTCTGACAGGTCTCTTGCCCTCTTCATTAACTCTACACGATCATAATTTGATCTAAAGTCCTCTGCACCAGATAGATTGCTCGGCCCCCGCCTCTCCCTAGTGTATTTTACTGCATCATATTCAAACTTTGTAAGGGCTTTCTTTGCCATCAGCCTTTGCACCCCAGCCTGGGGATTTACAAATGAAACAAGCTTATCCAGGAATGTTTGTTTAAGCTTCATGGGCCGAATTTTGCATAGGTGGTTCTAATTCTTGTGCCAGATGCAGACTGAATGGCAATAGTCAATTCAGCAATAATCTCCCTAACCTCAGACAGGTTTGCCCTGCTGAATGATCTTCCAGCAATGGAATAACTTGCACCAGCCACCGCAATTGCCTCTAGGCATGAAATATACTTATCACGCAGGGAATTTAAGGTGGCGATGGGTAAGCCAATGAAATCACCCTTCGCCATTATTCTCAATCTCCTCTGTCAACCCTGCTGGCATGATCTTCAATCTCTTATGCAAAGCCGCACCAACAATGGCCATGCATTCACAATCAAGTAAGTGGTTGTGCTTGCCTATCTGCTTCCACACTCTTCTGGTTCTGCCTGTCATGGGATTCCTAACCTCTACTTTTGTTTCAGATGAAATGTGAACCTTCCAAACTTCTGGCGTGTCCTCTGCAATAAATCCATCAGTTTTCAAAAGGTTGGATAGGATGTCTTTGATGGCTGGGTTTGACCATCTCCAAACTGGACAAAGCTTCCATTTCCAGCCCTCCCTGGAGCCAACATTCTTACCACTGAATGGGTCTCCATTTGCAATTCTGGCAAATGGTCTTTGAACCCTCTGCTCTCCCACAATCTCTGAGAAGCTTGATTTGTCTGAACCAACCAGGGCAATAAAACCCCATTGGCAACAATGCAAATAAACATCACGGGTTTGGTCACCAGAATCAATAAAGGTTGCTTTAGGCTCAACATTAAACTCATCTGCTTTGGCTTTGATGTCTCCCCATGTTTCAAGCCTTCCAGCCCACACCAATCTGCTTTTGCCATCCATGTCCCAAGCCCTAACAACACACCAGGCATGGAAGCCGCCGGCCTCTTGAATATCGCAGGCCATGACAAGCTTCTCACCCATGTTCACTTCTCCAAGTTTGTATTTGCCTGGTATAATCTCTACCCTCTCTTGGTCATGCTCCATCCAGGGTTCTGCCAGAACCCTATTCACAAAGTCCTGTAGCCCTATAATTCCGCTGTGCTTGTCCTGTAAGAATTTAACTGCCAGGCTACCAAAGGTTACCCAGGGCGGGTATAGGCCATTCAAATGATACGACCTTCTGCCTGGTTCACCCTTGGGGTTGGTTGGCCTCCACTCACCCTGCCTCAACATCATTGTTTTGTGTCCATCCCTAATTGGCTTCTGGCAATTTTCACATTCATAGTATGCTGAATTTTTTACTATACCAAAGTCATACACACCATCTTCAAGCTTTGCCTTTTCATCCCACTTCACCCTCTCCCAAATAAGCTTTTGTTTGTGTCCACAATGGGGACATGGAACAAAGAAGAATCTCATGTCTCCCTTCTGCCACTCTGCCCAGATGATTGAATCTGCTGTGGTTGGTGTGCTGGTGGAAACAACCAGATGGTTTGGATATGTTGCAACTCTGGCTTCTGCCAACTGCAATGCTCCAGCCTCTTTTGAGTTTGTGCCGTCACTAAACTTATCAACCTCATCGAGCATCAAAAGTGAAACCGACCTGGAGGAAAGATTGGCTGGGCTGTTTGAGCCAACAAACCAAAGGCTCATCTTTCTAAAGTGCTGTTCGAGTATCTTTATCTTATCTGTATTCTCTGGCTTTTCCTTTGCCAAGATTGGGCAATCGTCCACCATTGGCAACCACCTGGTTTCTGAGAATGATCTTGCCAGTGCTTCAGATGGCATCACCCAAAGTGCTGGGCATGGCTCAACTGCCAGCCTGTAGGAAAGCCCTGCAAGAATTGTGGTTGTCTTGGATGTCTGGGCTCCCCACACTAGGGTAATTCTCCTAACAGAATCATTCCCAAAAGCCTCCAGGGGCTCCCTCACATAGGGTGTAAGATTTGTGCTATACGGGCCTGGAATGTTTGTGATTCTTGGTGAAAGAACCAGACTCTGCTCACACCATTCTGAAATTGATAATTGCTTCTTGGGAATCAAGAAGCTTTTCATGAAGGGTACAAGCTTCATTCATCTAGTCAGAAGATACCCTTTTGAATATGCCTCAATTGGGTTGCCATGAATCCAGTTGTGGCAAGTCATGCATACTGCCATAAAAAATTCTTTCTCATTCAGCCTCTCTCCAAACCTGCCCCTTTTGTGATGAATTTGATCTGCCTTTTTACCACACCTTTCACATA